AAAGAGCTAGATGCTTTTTCCGCGCCTGAGAAAGGCCCATTTGATTGCGACGTTGAGTTTTAATTTTATTTCCTAATTCCCATCCCCGCTAACTAGGCGGGGAAACCTTGGAGAAATTTCATGGCTACAAACCATTACCCAGAATACGGTAACGTCTCAAAAGAGGTCGGCGAATACTTTGCAAAAATCGAGCGCGTGCACAGGTCGGCAGGAATAGGCAACGCCGCTTTTGTCGAAAGAAAAACCAACGAGCTAAATTCTGGATTATCCAGCAATGCAAAAAAAGAATTGGAAAATTTAAGGGAGCAACGTGACTGCAAAAGATAAAACCGCCGTCGAGCGGAATCGGCGGCTACGCGAGAAACAAGCCAGGGACGGCATAGTTTTAGTGCAGGTGAAAGTCCCGGCAACACGCCGGGAAGAGATTTTGGAAACAGCACGAAAAATGCGTGATGGTGAGATATAACGCCCCAGTAGGCACCTTTTTAGGTGCATAACCCTTTAAGCACCCCACAAAAACCCGCCTAGTGCGGGTTTTATTTTTCAGCTTTTCAGCACAAAACCTTAGCTTATTCGGGGCTTGGCATAGATAATTTCTATTATCTTTTATGAAACCCGGATTTCGGGGTTTCACATTTTTCGGGGTTAGTGTATAGTTTAATTACTCCATCACTCAACCCAATCAAACGCTTAATGACCATCATACTCGTAGCTGCCCAAAAAGGTGGGGTCGGAAAATCCACCACGGCGACTAACCTTGCGGCGGCTCTGGCAGCCCAGGGTGCAGAACCCTTGATCTTTGACGCGGACGAGCAGCCTACCTCCAGCAAATGGGTGCAGACCCGCCAGGATAGCTACCCGGAAAGGCCCCAGGTTCTGCTCAGGCAAGAGTATGGCTCGGTGCGGTTCACACTGGACCTGATCTCAGGGTTGCATGACTACATCCTTGTCGATGCGGCAGGGCACGACTCAGAGGAGATGCGGTCGGCTCTGTCCGTCTGCGACATTTTGCTTGTGCCTTTTAAACCGTCCCAAGCCGATCTGGACACGCTGCCTTATATGCAGGGGTTGGTGGCGGAGTCCAAAGTGTTGAACGAAAAGTTGAGGGTGTTGACATTCCTGTCCATCGCCCCTACCAACCGGTTGAGAAAAGAAGTCCCTGAAGCACGGGAAGTCATTTTAGACTTCCCGTGCTTCACTTTATTAGACTCTGTGGTTTACGACAGGGCTGCCTACAACATGGCCATGTCCGAAGGGTTAGGTGTGGTGGAGCTTCCATCAAGAAAGCCGTCAGCGGTCTCCGCTAGGCGGGAAATATGTAACTTATTAGGAGAGATACTCCATGGCCATTAAAAAAGCAAGAGGCGAAGCGTTTCTAAGGGGCGCAGGCAAAGCGGCTGCCCTCCCTGAAATGCCCTTCACAGACCTCAGTAAACTATCAAACGAGGAACTGTTGTTGCGGGTGGAGCAGGTCGAGGACCAGGCCGTGCTGAACAAGTGGCGCTGCTTGTACGAACTGCGCACCCGGTTTGCCAGCGACAAGCTGTTCGGCCAATACTTAGAGAGTTTGAAAGATGATCCCACCATCTCGTTCAAGTACGGTGGCCGGACAGATTTGTGGCGTGCCATCAGTGCCGGAAGGTTTTGTGCGAAGCACAACATCTCCAGCCTCTCTGCCGTAGGCCTTACCATCTCCTCGGTGTATGTGTTGTCCAGGAAATCAAGTGAGGCTGTAGCCGACCAGGTATACAAGCAGATTAAACATAAGCACCCGTCATTTAGGGAGGTAGAAATTTTCGTGTCCCAACACCCCGCCATACCTTCTGAAGCTGAGGAGATTGAGGAAATCCCTCCGGTCAGTGAGGCTGTAGGGTATGAACGAAGGTCTGTCATGACCATCCCCGTCGTCGCCAACGTCGCCCAAATCCCTGAAGTGCTCCAATCAGTTGGACCATACAACCCTGTAAAACTTGCTTTAACCTATATTCCTGAACCCGTCCAAGAAACTAGCATCGAACAGATCGCCGCTGATGTGATGCAGTTTGTCGAGAAATATGGGTTGTCCATGTTTAAACTGATCCCTGTTTTCAAACAATGTATCGCCATTGCACAAGGGGCGTCGTACCCGAAACCGAACTTATCCACAGGAGAAATCTGATTTCGCTTTTTAGCTTGTTTTTTAGCTTGTTTGTACTCTTGTTTATAAGAGCGGGAGGCCGCGCCGTTCGTGGCATTAAGGGTGGCTATTCTGCTACTTTTCCGGTTATCCTGCCTTTTTTCCGGTTATCCTGCCTTTTTGCCCGGTCATTCTGCCTTTTTTCCGGTCATGGTTGACGATAACCTGCCGGACAATTTAATCACAATGAGCAATGCGCTAATCAGGGCGGGGCATGGTTTGTCATTAGCCGAAAAACGGATTGTCATGATTGCCATGTCCAAGATTGACAGCACCAAGCCGTACATCCAAGACAAGATTGTCAGGACTAAAATCACCGCGGCGGAATACGCTAAAGAGTGGGATGTGAGTACCGATACCGCTTACAACCAACTGCAAGCCGCGTCACAAAGCCTGCATGAGCGTAAGGTGGTGTTTTATACGCCATCGTATAAGCGCGGCGAAAAAGATTTGGGGCAAACAAAATCCGTGGTAAATTGGGTGGGGCAGGTGGACTATCACCGGGGCGAGGGCTGGGTTGAGATTCACTGGTGGCCTTTACTGGTCAAGCACTTGATGGGTTTGCGCTACCAATTCACCAGCTACCAGCTTAAGCAGGCCAGTGCGTTACGGTCGGTTTATTCGTGGCGGCTCTTGGAACTTCTGATGCGGTTTAAAGATACCGGATGGGCTGAGTACAGCATTGAGGACTTTGCGGCGTCGATGGATGCCACGGACAAGCAGAAAGAGGATTTTGCGGCAATCCGGCGCAAGATTATTGAACCCGCTGTGCGGGAACTTCAAGAAAAGGACGGCTGGAGCATATCGTGGATGACGATTAACAAGGGCCGGAAGGTTAAGGCAATCCGCTTTGAGTTCTCACGGATTGCCCCAACCGGAAAGAAGGCAGGATAAGTTATACTTGATTTTTTACAAACTAAAGAGAATATCTCATGAGTGATAATTTAGCTTTTAACAAAAGCAAACAACACAACTACGTTTTCCCCTACCAGACACCTACACGAGTTACCGATAAGGTCTTATCAGCAAAAACAAAAGCAGAGCAGCTAGAGTTGATTAGGCAAGACCTTGTGGTGCGTGGTTGGGATGACTGGGCGCAAGAACGGTTCAAGTACATAAGCAGCGCCTTAAGAGAAGGGGCGATACTTATACGATCCTGACTAATCAGGCGAAACCGTTTGGGCTTCCATGAAGACCTCCGCGACCTGGACGGGCGTGATGTCTAGGCCGATAGCCATCGAAATAACTAATGGATTGTGGCTGTTGAAGCTTGGTCGGCTATCGTAAAATATTTTTAGCTCTTCGTAGCCTGGATTGGAGCTTAGCTCAGCCTCAATAGCTGATTTAAACCCTTTACGCTTGAGCGCAATAAGGAACTGGTCACGGCCTACCGATACCTCCGGGTTGGCTAAAAAGGGCTTGAAGGCCATTTCTTGTTCGGTCAGATTGACTACTGTGTATTGTCGCGTAACATCGGCACTATTGACAACAAAAGCACCCTCTTGAAGTTTTTGGGTTTCAGCGTCAAATGTCGGCGGTGAGTCAATCACCGGAAGCCACGCTCCTTTGTTTTCCGACAAAATAGTGGGCGTTTCGCTCCAAAATTGCTGTCTTAAAATGGTTCCGTTTTGTACTAATGCGTAATTTGGCATGTGTTAACTCGCTATAGATATGGCTGTAATGCTGCTTAAAGTTACGGCGGCGATGGTTGGCGTTTAGGGTTTTCATTAAAAATTTAAAATCTTAGTTTCAGGTGATACAAACGTTATGTTTGTAAACGTTGCCCTAACTTCCCAAGTCGCCCCATAGTCATACGTCACATCTAAGCTGAAATTCTTTGGCGTAAACGCTGTGTTTCTTCCAGCCCCTAGTTCCAGTGTCATTGTGTCCACAGCATCCAAAGTTGTGCCAACGGGGAAAATACATCGAACCCATCCAGAAGTTGCGCCACCCATGACCCAGATTGTTGCTACATTACTGTCAAATAAAGGATAAACAAAGCTACCACCTACGCTATCCGATACAATATAACCGCCAGAAGTATTTGAAGTCATAACAGGAGGCATATCATTGACTAGCATATTTGTTAACGCTATGCCTGAAGCTCCGTTATTTGCAGAAACAGATAAACGGAATCCGGTTATTTTTTTATTTCTGCGGCGATGGTTGGTGTTATGCGTTCTCATGCGTCAGTGGCCGCATCAGTTGAGTACATAATTTCAACGCTTATCAACTTCGCATCTTGCGCCAAGGTGTCCGATCCGTTTGCCACTTCGCGGGTTATCCTTAGTATGACCATATCGCCCTTGCTTGGCGTATTGCCTACCGTGATAGCCGCGCTAGCGGCTGTTTGGTAGCGGGTGCTGGCCGTGCCTGCCGTTTTCGTCACGACTTGGCTTGTGCCATAAGTAGGTGAAGAAAACGCTTCACCATCACTGATTGCACTAGCATCAATGCGCCACGCCACGCTACCCGCCGCCGTGGTGGCTTGGGTAAAATTAATTTTGACTTGAATAGTTCCGGCATCCCAGGCTTTGCGAGGATGCCACCGGATAATTGCGGCCTCTTCCGCCGCACTGTCAAAATCCAGCGTAAACCCGGTTGTGCCAGTCCCGGCAGTGAATCCCGGCGCACTTGAGGCCATTTCGATTAAGGCTGAACCGTCTATGACATCGGTTTGCAGGCCAACTGGGGATGATATGGATGGACAGTTTGTAATGGCTTGCCCGTGCATGTCCAAGGCGGTACTGTGCCCCGGCAAGTTCATGCAGGACAGTGTGTGGGTGTTGGCACTGAGGTTAATTGCAGCCCCGCCGTCGCTGGAGTCGGTTATGGTTGTGCGTGCGAACGTGTCGGGAGAACCTGCGGTGACAGTGCCGATACCTGCTTCCCACTGGAGGCCGTTGCCGTCATTCAGGAGGTAAAACATTTGGTTGCCAGTACCAATGGCGGAAACCACTGTGCGGTACCTGCCTCCTGGAGAACCTGCGAGAGCCAAAGAACCCGTACCAGACGTGGTTGTGGTTTCCCGGATGTTGATTTTGTTTGTAAGTGCCATTGGAATCCTTTCCTATGCTAAATCGCCCCAGGGATGAAAACCCCAGGCATCGCTGATGTCCGTAACCGTAATGTCGCCGAGGACCAGTCCTTCTCCCTCGACCACACCTGCCAAGATAATATCACCTGCTAACCCTCCTGTCACTAGACCTTCGCCATCCACAATACCTGTCATGAGGCGGGGGTTGTACACTTCAGTACGGGAACAGTCAGGGGCGTCAAACACCTCGAAAACTGGCCTATTCAGGATGCGATTTAAGACGTGGTGCAGGGGTGAGCCGTCAACCACATAGTCAAGCGGGTACGGCCTTAAAGCTTTAAATTCGACTTCAAACGTAGACCAGTCCCCCGCCCCAAGCACTGTTGAAAACGTTGGGACGCAGACGACTTTCCAGAAGTTCCACCCCACAGGTTTACCGGTGGGGCGGTTGAGTTGCAGCAGTTGGGCAGAGAAGTATTTAGGTGTGAATTGGTCAACCCCTACACCTATTGCGTTGGGTTTGTACCATTTGATTAAGGTGTTTGGGCTGAAGGCTAAGGTGTTTCCTAACAACCCCAACAAAGGGGTGTCAGCGCCCATATCCACCACTGCATAAACGGCAGGGGAAACAGGTGCAGTGAACGCTTCGACTGTCATGACACTGGCACGGCCTGGGTCTGACTCTTGGTAAACCACGACCAGGTCCCCTGCTCCAAGAGTAAAGCCTTCGGGGCCTGTTAGCCGGAAGTTGCTGTGTTTACCGATGACCAGATCGTTGTAAGGGTTTACAACATCCCCAAATACGTCCGCAGACAAGGGGTCGTAATCCTGCAAATCCCCTGACAACACCATGCGCAGGTTACGGTAACTGGCCTCTTGCAACGTGGCCGTGAAGCCTGTCACCGAACTGGTGGTTGCCACGTCGTACAAGACAGGCGAGTGTCCGCCCTTCAGGTCTGCTGTTTCAGAAGTTATGTTTAGTTTGATGTCCCGGATAAACCCGACGGAATGGTCAGATGTCTGTAGGCTGGCCAACTCTAGGTTGGCGATCCTCAGTTCACAGGCGCCTATCGGCACTTTGGAGGTCTTAGGGGCCCCGATCTTTGACATAACTCCTCCGTGAGTTAACTGGTCAAATAATAAGTATGTTTCTGGGTTTGCCAGCTCTTTTTGCCGTCCCGTTCTGACCACAATTCGACGGTGATGGACGACCCCACATAGTGGCTTAAATCGGTGTCTGCGCTGGCGGCAACTGCCAAAGCGAAGTCTGAAGCAAGGTACACGTATGTCGTTGTTGTCAGCCCTGAAACCGAGGCCAGCGCACCCAATAAGTTATGGGTGATGGTCAGATTATACGTCACCCCTGGTTCCGTTGTCACTGAAGATTCTGATTGCAGGACGATATAGGCGGTTTGTTGTGTGCGGTTCCGGTGAACCCACGAAACCTCCAAGTCTGTGGACAAGGACAGTGTCGATGGATAAGCTGTCCCGTTGAGTTTGAACCGTCCAGGGGGATATGGACGGTTTGGCCGGCCTACCAGGTCCACAGTAAGTGCACCAGCGTCTTCCCGTGCCAATGTACCTAGCGGGAATTGGGGACGGATGTAGGCGTAGATAGACTCGCCGTCCCCGTACTCCCAAGTGTTGACTGCCTTTAGTGCGCTGGTGATGTAAAGGGTCCCTGCAAGATGGTTGGCAGGGGTGGTGTCCAACACCCCCCGATCCAGGGTGATGGATTTTATCCCCAGGTCGATAGCAGAAACTCTGACGCACTCGTTGTCGATATACCCGTATTGGTCTACGGCGACAGAGGGCATATCAACGTCGTTACTGTAAGTGACCGTAGTGACCCATTCCCTAACCAGTGCGGGAATATCACAAGCAGGGCAGAAATACCCTGTGGACACACCATCGAATGGCCCTGCGTTACTGACTCCTGACGTCTCAAACAGGAATGAAAGTGCCAAACCCCCTGGCTTTGCAGCCACCCCTGTCACAAACGCGGCCTCTGGGGCTTGTGACAGTGCGTTCGGTGCGCCTACCCGTTTCATAATGTCCCAGAACGACGCTTCAATTGCCCGTTGGCGTGTGGCGGGGATAGGGTACGAGGTGTCTGAAGGTATCGGAGGCAAGGAGGTTCCAGAAAAACTGGCCGCAGGCAGGGCAAACACGTCCTCAGCTGCTTCTATAGTTATAGTCCGGTTGGTCAAAGTGCCATACCTGATACTCCCTACACGAAACACCATTGCGGAGATGCCCAGCTTACTCCAAGAAAGTTTGAACACCCCCCCGACACGAAGGTTCCAGGCAGCGCGGTTGGCTGTCAACTTGATCTTGCTAAGTGGAGTTGAGAACGTCTGTAAATCTCTTTGGGCGCTCCTGAACGCTAGGTCACCGTTAGCGACGCCAGGGTAGTCGTTTGTATGAGGAACCACCCCTTGTTGGACTTGGATGTTAGCGATGTCCTGAACAGTCACGGCATGGCCGTTTCCTGTGAACCGGTCGGTATACCTGACGGTCACCTGGTTAACAGTCTCACTCCACGCCGCCCGTTGGTAAGAGTCAACACTGATGATATTAGACTCGTCCAGAACAAGCAGGTCGGAGACCGTATAATTTGCCCTCAACAAATGGAGTTCAAATTTCCCCGTAGTCCGAGAAATGAACAACACCCCATTGATGTGGTTTAGTATTTTTTGGATAAATTCTTGAATAGGTGTTTGCCTATCCCAAATGAAGGATAACCCGAAACCCTCGTTAAACAAAGTCACCGCCGCGTACTCGAAGCTATCTGCGTCAATCAGACTGGAAGGTTGCCCCATGTTCCGAGGGTCAACTATCAGCCACCTGATAGTGTGGGCGGGGTTCGCATCTTTGTGATGGTCAGGCGCCGTGATAGCCGCGTAGTCAGGCAGCCAAGATTTTTCAGGAATTCTCCTGACTAGAAAGGCCCAAGGTTTGAGGTACGGATTGACACCAATGTATACCCGTTTCAAGATAATGGAGACAATACCCCGGAACGCGGGAGTGTATTCGCCGAAAATAGTGGACAGGTAAGCGTCAGGTTCTTGAGTGGGTTCCCCTTTTCGGAAACCTATAGTCCCTTTGATACCTCCTTCCCGCATGTCCCCGCCAAACAGCTCATTTTTGTTGACGTAGAAGTCGCCGGAAGTTTGTTTACCTACGGTAGTGAACCCTGCGTAACCTGTTGTAGAGGGTTCGGCAGCGAATGAAGCCCCAAAGTTAGGGGGGATTTGATCAACAGGCACACCGTTTTCGGAAGTATCCCATCCGTAAAGTATCCGGTCACCTACTGTGATGCCAAGCAGGGCGTCGATCTCCCTAGCGACTACCATGTGCATACCTAGGTAGTACCTATACCCGATGACGTTTCCTCCGGCTTTAGCTGGCATTCCGTTTCTCCGCGTGTGCTATAAGTCGGTCAACCATTGCGTCTTCTGCTCCGTCACGCAACTCTTCGAAAGTGATACCTTGCTTCAGTAGCTTGTCATACGACAACCCCCTATCCTCACAAAACTTCCTGACCCCTCTGGAACAGTATTGAAGTTCCCTAACATCCCGCATAGTCACTGTTTGAACATCCTGTCCCATAAATTCCTCCTCTTATGAGCCACCAGACGATCCGCCGCTAGGGGCAGGGATAGGGTCTGTGTAGGGGTTGCCGTACCAGACCACATTAGGGCCTTTCACACGGACAGTGCCTATAACTTCAGGGATAGCCCGACCCTCCCCTGCGGTAGGGGCTTGAAAATCGGATAACCCGGCAGCGATAGGCGGGGTGGGCTTAGGCCTGAACACCATGCTAATGACCGCAGCTACGACCATAAACAATATAGCAATTATCGCAAGTACATCTTCCACTCCATACGCAGGGACGGTATGCTCTTGTAATGGTTCAAATATCTTAGAGCTTGCCAGTATCGCCAACAGGGTTATACACACCGGGTAATCTTTTGCTTTCATCAATTCCATTAGTAAATCACAGCTCCATCAAAAGGGTTGTCCCAAGGGGTGTAGGGTTGACCCCCGTAGTTGTCCAAATTATTAAACCTATCTCTGCAATGGGTCATCGTGTGGTTACAGCCAGGGTATAGGGAAAGGATCGCCCCCACTTCCAAACTCCTGCCGTAGACATCCCCGGAGGGCATTGTAGGGAAGTTAATGGACAGTATGTTGGCGGAATTTAGAAGGATGAAGCGCCACTGGACACCTGCAACAGACTCCCAAGACAACATCCCGCCTGCGAAATAGTCAGCTTCTAAGGCAGCATCCACAATAACCGACAAGCCGTCAACGCCAAGCACAGGTGCTGTTACTTTGTGGGTGCCCTTATTTACGCCGCAGCTGCCCAGCTCTTGACCGTAGAGGATATGGGGGCAAGGCCGTTGGAACATCCGGTTAAGCCCGTTACGCCGCATGGCGGTGGTCAGGGGTTCACAACGCAGTTCAGACTTAGTGCCTAGGTACTCTGCCGACAGCACTCGACCTACCCAAACAAGGGTGTTTTCAGCCTCCCCTATATGGTACTCCCAAACTTTTAGTGTGGTGACCGCAGTGGAGGGGTAAAACTGGAACATCTTGGCGACGTTATTGGAGTAAGGTACAGTGACCTTGAAGCCTTGCTTTTCCAACTCGGCGGAGTTTTGGACATCGCCTGAATCAATCTGCTCAGGAGTGAACACAGAATCGCCAACAACCACCTCGTACTCTCTGGACGTGTATCTCCAGATAGAGTCTCCGTTCTGAAACTCGTAAAGCCTGTAAGGTTCGGAGTCGTGGGCTGACAACTCCTTTGCAGCGTAAGTCATAAGTAATGGTTCAATGTCCGTATTGCTGTTGACGCTCTGGCGAAATGCGGGTGGGAATACGCAATTTCAATCCTGTCAGAGTCGAACCTAGATAGTACCATAAAACTGATTTGGCTGGGTAGGCCTGGAAGCGCTTCGTCCAAAGTCAAGGTTTCCAACTCCCCTGATTGGGCAGAGGAAGTGATTTTACGGTAATAAAATGCCCCAGAAACTACTGCGCGGATGTGCTGGCGGTTGTTCTTGTCAGCAACCAGACGGGTGTATCCGCATTCTTTCACGACCAGCTCCACCCCAGAACACGCGACAGGTATGAAATCCAACGTGTCGGAGGGCATCCAAAAAGGCTTAAACCGCCCTTTGCGGAAATGGATTAACCACTGGAACCTTAAGATGTCGTCAGGAGCATTTAGAAACCATTTCTTGGAGCTGCTGATGTAGGGGGTGTTGCTGGCGGCGTTTATGAAAGGGGTGTTTGTGCCGTTATCCAAAACCTCAATCTTGGAGGTGAAATCCTGGCTAGAGGGCTGACCTCTGTCGAACACTTCTTCAACGACAGGAAACCCTAAGTATTCCGGGTACTGGGGGATTGCGTTAATAAAAGGAGACCGCAGCTGTAGCGCCGAGAACTGTACAACCGGTTCCGCCAAAAGACCTGTGGTGTGGGAAGCGGAGAAATCTTTAGGTAACGTTGCAGGGGTTACCGGATAGACGTGGGTGCCTTTAGGCCAGGATACCGCCCCGTCAATCTGGACGCCCTGTTCATCAACAGCCGTGACCTGTCGGAGTTCGTACACCGTCGGGTCAATGAAGCCAACAAGATACCCCCCGGCAACATACCCTCTAGTAGGGACGCTCAGGTAATTAACTACATCCTGGTATTCTGACGTCCGCAAGACCGTACCCAGGTTCCAGTCAGGCACCCCATACAACGTGTAAGGGGCGGCCTGAAGGAAATGGTTGAGAGCTGTTTTGTCCCGGTGCTGGGCAAACACCTGGTACTCAAAAGACCTTCTAGGATGGCTCCTCAGCGCGATGCGCTGTTCGTCCCCGTTATATGCCGTGAGAATCTCCGTCTTCCACTCCCACCGGTCCAGAAACTCCCGTGTATAGTTAGGCCAAAAAGGGAACACTTCGATCGGTTGGCCGCCAATAGTGTAAACAGGTCCTGTACTTTTATACATCGCACAATCCTTAAGTTCTGCGCAGCGTTTCGTTTATCGCTGTAGCGTTGTTTTGTATCATGTTCAGGAACACCCGCTCACCTGCTGCACTGTCCATTGCATTAGGCACGAATGAAGGGTCTTGGACGTTCACCATACGGATGTTGACCGTAGGTGGTTGAGGCCCTTCGCCATAGTTGTTCGTGGTATTAGCAGTAGAGTTGGTGATGGTGGTTTGGTTCTGGACCGGTCCCATAGCCGACTCTTTTACAAACTTTCCAGGATCGGCCAGCTGTCCGACCAAGGTTCCGGCAGCAAGGACGGATTTGGCGTTGGTCAATATCTCGTTATACTTATCCTCGGACAAATACCCTGCCAGAGGTTGGTATTTTGTATCTGTGCCAGAACCGGTGCCTGTGTCCCGGACAGTGGGGTCGCTGGTTGTGATTAAAGGATCATCATTGTTGTGGGCGGTTGCCGCTTTTATGACCGCGTTATAAGCATCCTCACTGTCATAATAAGAGGCGATTGTCGTCCCTATAGACGCCAAACTGGAGATTATGGAAAGGATGGAGCCTCCCATACTTGCATAACTGCTCCCAGCCCCTTCTTTTGAAGACTTGCCCCCTTTTGAAGACTCGCCACTCCCAGAGCCTCCGCCTGAAGGACTGGAAGCTCCCCCGATTGCCGACCCTCCAGAGCCACTCGCCCCTCCAGAAGAGTTAACCGCAGCGGTGTTACTGACCACGGCAGAGGTGTGGGCATTGACTGCCCCGGTGTCTGCGGCAGTCGCTGTGACCGCTGTTTGGACAGCGGAGGCGGTGGACTGGAATGCCACGTTCAACCCGTCCGACATCCCTTTCATCAGTTGGGAGCTTCCGGCAGAACTGGAACCTAACCCTTGGACGCTACTGGCAGCTGACCTGGCTGTAGTGGCCAGAGCTTTGACGGCTTCAGCTGCGACAGCGGATTCCGGGCCAGGGCTGGTGGCGGATTCGTTCCCCCCAAACCAACCCTTAACTGTGCTGAAAGCGTTACTAGCAGTATCACCTAACCAGTTTGACGCTTTGCCTAGAGGGTCAACCCCTCCTGGGGAGGCACCACCTAATGCAACTAACAGATTGCCGTCTTTATCATACCTGTTTGTCTGCTCTGACGCGGGTGTGGAACCTCCCAACAAGCCTCGGATACCACCCCCCAGGAAATCCTTGAACATCGTGGATGCGAACTGCTTGGTGGAGTCCGTCAGAAATTTGCTCATCTGGCCACCGAAGGAATTCTCCCTCATGACCTGAGCCTGCTGCATCTTGGCGATGGCGATCTGCTGTTGTGCGGCAGCTTCGGCGGCTTTTTGTGCAGTGGACGCTTGGTTAATGATAAGCGTCTGTACCGCTTGGCTCTCTTTGGCAAACGTTGGGGATGCCTCAATGGCGTACATCAGGTTGGCGCGGTTGGAAACCACAGATTGGTAATTACCTTCCGCCTGTGCGGTGTTCTGCAAGGCGCCGGAAATTGCTTGGAGGTCCTGGACAGCCGAAAAGCCATTGGCTACAAAGTCACCGACGACATTGGTGATCCCATCCAACGTACCTGCCAAGTGGGATTCAATTTGTTCTCGGACTTGTGTGAAGCCGGGATTAAGCTTTTCAAACTGCGCCAACACCCCCTCGTTACTGACCTCGCGGACACCTTGCATGAAGGTTCCGGTCAGGGTC